CAATGACAAATATCGTAGAACAAAGATTTTTTCATATCATTTAAGTAAATTATTAGATGCAAAAGTTGTAAATTTAAGTTGGCCTGCAGATGACAATGGTACCATTATACGTAGGACCATGAACTATATAACGAACAACTATATAGCACGACACAGATCCACTGAAAATTTGTTCGTTATTGTTGGCTGGACCAGCCCTGAAAGAAATAGTTTTTGGTACAAAGATGAAAATATTTCTCAGCCTTTTAGATTGTGGCCAAACGTACCACATTTTGACTCCAAGGACCAGGAAAAATTTTGGGAGTTATATGTTTCTCATTTATGGAATCCAGAAGAATACATGATACGCCATGTAATGAATCTAACAGCATTTCAGAACTTTTGCAAAGTGCACGGAATAAAGTGGTTGCATTATAATAGTTTTTACCAAGTACCTAAGACTAATGTACAAGCCTGGTACGATCTCAATACACGTGAAGAATTAGACAAGCTGGAATATGCTATGGGTGGATTTCAGTTTCAATCAACAGATAACCCGAATAAACGAGATAGGCAATTCTATGACTTTAGAGCACTTTGGGATACTATAGATCCTGTGAGATTTTATAAAAAAGATCAAGAGTGTAGCACATTTAAGAGCTTTATAGAAAGCCCAGAATCAAAAGTCAAAGTACCATTTAATGGCTGGCATCCTAGCCCAGAGGCACATAAGGCCTGGGCCGTTGAACTTGCAAACTATATTAAAAAACATAATTTGTTATCATGATAAAAACGTTATATACTAACGGTTGTAGTTGGACTTTTGGTGCAGAACTTGAACAGGATGCGATGTTCGTTGATTATCTTGCAAATCAAAATATGTATTTGCAAGACCCCAGCGATGATTTGAATTGGAATATAGTGGACAACAACGGTAATATAGTTTCTAGACTGGACTATCACTATGACAAATTTAATTGGCCGGGATATTTAAAGCACACGCTGAATGCAAAAACATTAATTAACCACGCTCTGGGTGGTGGCAGTAATGCAAGGATACTTAGAACAACTTTAGAATATGTGATGTCCTTGACTAGTAAACAACGTGCAACGACACTGGTTGTCATAGGCTGGACTGCATCTGAACGTGATGAAATTTATGTTAAAAAATCCTGGGAACGCTGGAATCTAGCACAAAAATTCAGCGGCACTGTGGACAGAATTAAGGTTACAGATCAGCATTTTATAGATACCATGGATAAATTTCAAGATAATTATCTGGGTTTAGTCTATGATGACGATGAACGTATACTTAATTACTTTAATGGTGTTTATCTATTGTCCAACACCTTAAATAACTTAGGTATAAAACATTTATTCTTTAATGCATTACCCGCTTGGTGGGAAGGCGGCGAATCAAAATCTGACTGCGATCCTTCGATCACATACCCAGTTCAACTAGGCTGGCATGAGAAAAGCAATAATATTTTACATTTCAGAGATAGTATGATGCATTTTGTGCATAGAACAAATAAACCCGTGGGTAAGTATCTACATCCATTATATGATGCACACGCTACCTGGGGTAATTATTTGTATGAGCAGCTGGGACAACGAAATATTTTATGAAAAAACTCTGGGTATATGGCTGTAGTTTCAGTGAACCGTTTCAAATAGAAACTGGTGGCGCAGACTGGGACGAGTTGGGCTATAGAAACTTACGTGCCGATTATTGGGGTACACATCTGGCAAAAAAACTAAATGCTGAATGTATTACTAGAAGTCTAAGTGGTGTAGGTTGGAATTATATAACAGAAAAAATAGACGAGGACATCATATCCTGGCACAAAGATGACATTATCGTAGTCAGCCCCAGTTTCTTTAGTCGGGTTACATTTGAAGAACTGGAACGACGTGACGTACAAAGTACTCTAGCAATTTATTTCAAATCCTGGAATTTTGTTGCAAAATACAATGAACAACGCTGGCGCAAAAAGGTTGACACGTTACAGCATTTCGGCTATAATGTATATACTTGGGTCGTAGACGATCCTAAATTTGTAGAACTACCAAATAAATTGATTACCGCGCCCAGTGGTCATGTCTCATGGAAAGACTGGATGGATCTTAACAAGCAATACTGGCAAGATCCTACAACAAATAAATATCCCCTAGGAGACTGGCATTTTAATGAGCAAGGCCACGTTGCAGTAGCAGAAGGTATGTACAATTTTATATGTCAAGAACAGCAGTAATAGTATCAGGCAGTCTCAGGCATTTAGTAAACGCCAGCAGTTCTTGGTGTATACCCGGGGACTATTATCTCATAGTAGATCAGGACATACAGGCCTCGCAGGGCAGTGATCTTGTTGGCAACAGTTTTGTTGAATTAGCAGATAATTTAAAGAAATGTCATGTAAAATTTATAAGTGTAACTGTTTCTGTAGATAGCACACTGCCAGAAGAATTTAGAAAAAATTCCAGCGCCAATATGATAGCTAAATGGCGCCTTGCACTACATCAGATAACCGCATATAGCCATTTAGGCTATGATAAAGTGGTTGTATTGCGTCCGGACATTTATATTAGGAAAAAGACTCCTACAATTAAATTTGACGAAGCGGTATTAAACGATAACATCATTTATTCAACTGTTAATATCACTCCAGTAAACGGCAAATTACTGCCCATAATGAATGACGTGTTATTGATGTTTAATGTTCAAACATATACTAGATTTGTCAACGAACTGTATTGGTTTTACTTAGAAAAAAATAGCCAATTGGTTTCAGAAGGACATGATATACACTCGTTGATGGCAAGTTTTGTCAAAGATAGGAATTTCGAAGTTGATAATTTTCTTGATAAGTTTTTTGAATTTACAATACTGCGGGACAACAGCATAGACATGTTTGATCAAGGTGTATTACAGCCTACACATTCTTTTAATGACGTCATACAGCGTGGAGTAAAATGGTGGGGACAACGATATGAATAAACAAATTATAATATGTGGCGATAGTTTCGCCAAAGGTATAGGATGCAGAGACCTGATCAAAGAGCCCTACGGTAGTTTACTCAGCAGTGAATTGGGTATGCCTTTGATAAACTTAGCCAAAGGCTCTAGCACGCATCTCAGCATATATTTGCAAGCCAAATATGCCGTTGACAATTATAAAGACTCCGCGGGACTGGTAATAGTAACTTGTACTAGTTATGACAGAGTAGAGTGGTTTCCTTGGGATCATGAACACCCAGGCAGAGATTATACTAATGCAGACGTTAATTATCACGAATATCCACCGTATATGAAAGGCTCATATGCAATATCGGAACACGACGGGCAACTACATCCCATGATCAATGACAGTGCATATACTGGAAAAATGTTCACTGAAAACTTAATGGGTATAATAGACTACTGGGAAACTACAGCCACAAAAGGTATAGAAGGTGGCTATTATAGCAGATTCGCCAACGAACCCAAGCAAAGAATGAAAGTGTTGTATGATTATGCCGCACAAATTCACGATCCCAGTATTAATAGACTACACAGCATTGGCTTATTAACCATGGCACATCAATTATTGTCAAAAGCAGGCATAAGGCATTTGATCGGAACTCATGAAGTTCAAGCATATTCCGAGTTTATTGATCGAACTAACCTTGTAAATATAGATTGGGGGCAGCTAGCACTGGACTACCCAGATGATCTCCCCTCATGGCATACAAGTGCAAAAGGTCACGTAGTAGCCAAAGATAATGTGATGCAGAAATTAAAAGAAAATGGATGGATATAATGGATATTAAACGAGTAAACAAACACTGGGGCTACGAATTGTGGATCGCTGACGGTTCAGAAACTCCTTATGCTAGTAAACGTATATTGTTTAAAGCCGGAAATAGAACCAGCCTGCAAGTACATGAACATAAGATTGAAACCAACTATGTACTCAGCGGCACGGGCGTGTTACATCGCAGTCGAGAGCCAATGGACATAGCTAAATTCTTAGAACAAGGTATGACAGATCGAGAAGTAGAACAATACGAATATACATTTGAACGCATTGATCTTGAGCCAGGTGTGGTATTTAATGTACAACCGGGATATGTACATCGTGTTATTGCCACAACAGACTTGGAGTTCATGGAAACTAGTACCACAGAGTTAGATGACGTGATTAGATTACAAGACGATCAAGGCCGCACACACGGTAGAATTAGCTATGAGCATGATTAATACTGTAATTATCCCCACTGCCGGGCTGGGTAGTAGAATGGGTAACTATACAAAGAATCTTAATAAAGCATTGCTGCCTTACAAAGACAAACCAGTATTAGCACATATTATCGACAACTTTCCTCGAGACAGTAAATTTATTATACCCGTTGGATATCTTAAAGAACAAATCATAGATTTTTGTCGTGTAGCATACAGTGATAGAAACATTGAATTCATAGACATAGACGACTGGACCAGCGAACGATCTGGTACAGGCTACACCTTGTTACAGTGCCGAGATCGTATTAATTCTCCATTTTGGTATGTTCCCTGTGACACGTATTTTGATCAACCAGTAGTCGACCAAGTTAGAAATAAAGATTGTTATTTTGTTAAAACCGTACCAGAACAAGACACGCATCTTTACACAATGTTTAACAAGAATAATAGTTTTGTAATACAGGATATTAAATTTAAGGAAACTACTTCAAGCACGTGGGCGGCATTTACCGGACTGATGTATATTGTTGATTACACTGACTTCTTCGCACGTTTAGCTTCTAGTAACAGCAACGAATTTATTGGCATTATTAAGCTGGGCAGTGAAACAGCATTACTAAGCACATGGTTAGATTTTGGTAGTCCAACTGTATATCAAACTGAATTAAGCAAAAGTCAAAAGTTTGATTTTACTAAAAAAGATGAAGTAACTTATATTTGTAACAACAGAGTAGTTAAATGGTGGCTGGATGGTTCCGTGGCTAAAAAGAAATATGACAAAGTACTGGCCAATCCCAGTGTATTTCCCAGTAATTGCACACATAGTGGAAACTATATGGCCTATGATTTCTTTCCAGGAAAAACATTATATGAATTTAATAATCCTGTAGCATTTGCAGAACTACTTAACTGGTTAGAAACAACGGTTTGGATAGACTGTGATGCTGATATCAAACAAGCCAGTATAGAGTTTTATAAAAACAAATCATTGGCTCGTATTAATAAGTTCTTAGAAAAGTATCCTAACTTAACTTCGGTTAACTCTGTAGATGGTGTTGCAGTCAAGGACTATAGCTATTATCTCGATAAGATAGATTGGGAATACTTGTCTACTGTAACACGTCCGGGATTCCTTCACGGTGATCTACAATTTGATAATATTGTAATCAGTGACAGCGGCGAGTTTAAGATCATAGATTGGCGTCACGAGTTTGCAGGGTTAGTAGAATACGGTGACATATACTATGATTTGGCCAAGATGGCAGGCGGCTTGATCATCAATTATGCAAACATTAAGAATCATAACTTTAATGTAGAAATAGATAATGGCGCAGTGACATTAAGCGTTCCTAATATTGATCATATAACAGTATATCAAGAAAAGTTAAAAAAATATATATTAGCTAATAATTTAGATTATAATAAAGTGCAACAGTTAGTGCCTATTATATTTTGGAATATGAGCCCACTGCATACAGCACCATTTGATATATTCTTATGGTACCTGGGAATTAAACTATTTGCGGAACTAGAACAATGACATCTAAATACGAATTATTAAGAAATTACTTGCTAGCTTTTTCTGAAAAAGATTTACACGCACTGGAATCAATGTTCAGTGATAATATAATATTACATGACTGGGATGTGATTGCCACAGGAAAAACAGAAGTATTGGCTGTAAATAAACATATATTTGATAATGTGGGTAAGATTCTAATTAACATAGATAATTTCAGCGAGGATAGAACCGACAGTAACTTAATGTTCGCACAGATCGAAGTGATCATCGATGGTGAAACTATCAATGTTGTTGACGTAATTAAATTTGATAAAAACGATAAGATTACAAAAATATCTGCATATAGGCAATGAAAAAATATATAAGTCTAAGCAAGTATCCGGGTAAGCAGGGCAAATATTATTATACAGAATTTTTTAAACTGTATAACATAGACGCGGTCTACGAACCTATTGGTACAGATAATATAGAAGCCAGTTTAAAAGAAGCTTTGGAAGAAGGCGTATGTGGCATCAGCGTCAGCATGCCATATAAACAGGAAGTAATTAAATATTTAGATGAACTAGATATCTCTGTGTTAGAACACGATACCTGTAATACTATTGTTGTTGATAATGGCACACTTCGTGGCTATAACTGTGATTATGCGGGTGCGGAGTATGTGTTACGAGATATCAAACTAATGGATACGGTGACTGTACTGGGCGCTGGTAGTATGGGATCTATGATTTTTAAAATACTAAAGCATGATGCTAGATTAGTGTCACCGAGACTGGGTAATTGGTCTGATAGGCACGAACCGGCCAGTGTGGTCATTAATTGTACTAACCAAGGCACTGTGACCACTAATAGTCCTTTGGATTATATACCCGATGGTTGTAGATTAATCATAGATCTAACAGTAAATGACTGTGAATTAGCCAATCAGGCAAAGAGTTTAAGTATTAAATACTTGTCCGGGCAGGAGTTCTATAAGTATCAATTTTTGAATCAATTCAAATGTTATACCGGAATAGAACCCAGCGCCGCAGATTACGAAACAATAAGATTGGCGAGAACATGAAAAGATTTAAACTAGGCTTTGGCCCTATGAGCAGGGAAATAATTGATATATTAGGTACGTACACCGAAGAAAAACAATATCCACTGATGCTGATTGCAAGCAGAAATCAAGTTGATTTCGAATCTGGATATGTAATGACCACAGAACAACTTGGTGAAGAAGCAAACCATTTTAGTAAGAAGAATCTATTACTATGTCGTGATCATTGCGGTCCGTATTTCAGTGACATGGACCGAGGACTGGACATAGACGCCGCCGTTCTACGATGCCAATCTACTATTGCCGCAGATATTAAAGCGGGTTTTGATTTGATTCATATTGACGTTAGTCGTATCAAAGAAAATCAATTAGAGTATGCGAAGAAACTAATAGAGTTCACGCTAAACATTGAACCTAAAATGAAACTAGAGTTTGGTAGTGAAGATAACACAGGCGTTGATGTTAGCAGTAGCATTGCCCGTATTGATGATCAAATAGAATTTCTTAAAGCCTACAAGGACAACGTAGTATTTTTTGTAAGCCAAACAGGTAGTTTAACCAAGGACGGGCAAATAGGCAAGTTCAATGTAAAAAGCAACAAAAAAGTCGCAGATCAATTACATAGTGCAGGTTATTTGTTTAAAGAACACAATGCAGATTATTTTGATCTAGCAGACATTGAAAAGCGCATAAATGCCGGTATAGACGCAATTAATATTGCGCCGCAGTTGGGTAAGATGCAAACTGATTTATTAACTGAAATGTCAGGGCATACAAATGAATACACGAAGTTTGCAGACTTAGTCTATAGCCAGCCCGGGATATGGAGTCGCTGGATGAGTGATGGTAGCACAGATCGAGACACCGCGGTTAGTGTCAGCGGCCACTATCACTTCGCCACCAAGCAATACAGAGACGCAGTAGCAGTGATCAACGAACAAGAATTTAAACACGAGTTGAAAAATAGAATATACACGCTTGTAGATATGTATAGAACATTTGATAGGGAATAACATGTCAAACACTGAAAATAACAAAGAAAATACTCCTTTGGAAGAAGAAAAAGAACTCAACCAAGAGGAAAGAGAACAAAAGCAAAAAGAGCTTTTAGAAAAACGACTAGCAGAACTTCGTCGTAGAGATCCATTTATATACAAATGAACATTTGGGGAATTAGTGCCAACAGCCACGACGCGGCCATCAGCGTTTGGCACGATAAAGAAATACAGTTCGCCGCGCACAGTGAACGATACAGCGGTAAGAAGAATGACGGTGATTTGTGTGCAGGCATAATCGAAGAAGCATATACGCATGGTGCACCTGATTTAATTGTTTGGTATGAAAATCCACTAAAAAAGACTGCACGTCAGTTTTATGCGGGTCAGGGCCTGAAGTGGAAAGAAAATAATATCAAGCAGTATCTTGCCGGTTATGGTCTAACTCAAAAGGTTGTCTACGAACAACATCATAGAAGCCATGCAGCCGCAGGATATTATACCAGTGGCTTTTCTGACGCCACTGTGGTAGTTATTGATGCTATTGGTGAATTTGAAACACTGACAGTATGGCAGGGCGAAGGTAATAACTTAAAACAAGTATACAGTCAAGGTTATCCCGACAGTGTGGGACTTTGGTTCAGTGCCATGACACAGCGTATTGGATTAAAGCCCAACGAAGAAGAATACATTTTAATGGGTATGGCCGCTTATGGTGATCCTGAAAAATATAAGCAAGATATTTACAATGACTTCTTCAAGAATATTAGAGGCCCTGAAATTAAATTCAAACATAACTTGCACCGGGGTTGTTTATGGTGGCGCAATGATCTATTAACTGATCAGGACTATTTTGACATCGCCGCGGCAACGCAACAAATATACACAGAATTGTTACAGGGCATTAGTCGTTGGGCAAGAGTGCATTTACCCAGCGAGAATGTTGTATTAATGGGCGGGTGTGCTCTTAATTGTGTTGCCAATAGCACAATAACAGGGGACTGGAAAAATGTTTGGATCATGCCCAATCCCGGCGATGCTGGCAGTAGTATTGGTGCAGTGGCTGCCTATATAGGAGAACAGGTAACTTGGCCTGGTGCATATCTGGGCACTGATCTAGGAAAAGAATATCCAGTATCTCAGACCATTGACATACTGAAAACAGCCAAGATCGTGGGTGTGGCCAGTGGTAGAGCAGAATTCGGGCCACGGGCACTGGGTCATCGAAGTTTACTAGCAGACCCTCGTGGTCCAGATATCAAGGACACTGTTAACGCAATCAAACGTAGACAAAAATTTAGACCATTTGCTCCTGCTATCCTAGAAGAATATGTTCACGATTATTTTGATATGCCCGAGGGAATAACGGCTAGTCCGTTTATGCAATTTACTGCAAAGTGCAAAAAGCCCGATGAATTTCCGGCTATCATTCATAAAGATGGGACTAGCCGTGTTCAAACAGTTAGTAAAACAGACAGCCCTGGGTTTAGAAAACTACTGGAAGATTGGCACAGCGAAACTGGTTGTCCAATTTTACTGAATACCAGTTTGAATATCAAAGGTCAGCCCATGGTTAATAATCTGGCAGATGCGGCAGCATTTACTGAAAAATACAACGTTGCGGTGTTGAGTTGAAATATTAAATACTAGCATAATGCTAGATGTATTTTTCCTCAGCTACAACGAACCCTACGCCGACGAGCACTACGAGCTTTTATTACAACGAGCCCCGCATGCTCGTCGTGTTCATGGTGTAAAAGGATTTGTGGAAGCACACAGAGAATGTGCACGTCAGAGTATGACATATAATTTTTATGTCGTGGACGCAGACGCCATATTAGTCAAAGATTTTGATTTTAGTTATACCCCCAGCAAATATAATTATTGGTGGCAGGGCGTGCCTGAAAGCGAATGCCTCAGTGTATGGAGTAGTATCAATCCTATTAATAAGTTGACATATGGCTATGGTGGTGTTAAACTAATACCTAAAATACCATTGCTTAGGAAAAATAAAGACACCATAGATTTCAGCACTGGTTTTGGATTACCATTTAAGGTTTTTGATAGAGTTAGTAATATAACAGCTTTCAATTACGATGAGTTTAATACTTGGCGCAGTGCGTTTAGAGAATGTACCAAGCTGGCGTCTAACCTTACAAACAGAGACATGGAATCGTCAGATGACATGGACTATGATGAGATTGAACGAATGAGGTCTATTACAAGACGTCGTCTTAATACATGGTGTACTGTGGGAGAAGATCAACTATTTGGCAAATATGCCATAGATGGTGCAAGGCGCGGCAAATTATTCGGTGAGGAAAATGTTGGAAATCCCCTAGCACTGAAACAAATCAATGATTATGAATGGATAAAAAATGAGTTTACTAGATTCTTTTGAAATCAAAAATACACAAGATACAACACTAAATCTTGGTGATATTCCTGTAGTTTTTTTAAGCTACGACGAACCAAACGCAGATACTAATTTTGAACACCTTAAAAAGTATCACCCTAATAAAAATATTATTCACAGAGTACATGGGGTCAAAGGTTTTGATGCCGCGCACAAGGAAGCGGCAAGAGTAGCAGATTCAGATAGATTTTTTACAGTTGATGCAGACTGTCTAGTTGATAAAGCGATATGGTATAAGCAACTGGAAATAACCGGCGAAATAAGTTCAGCAACATTTAGTTGGAGTAGTAGAAATATTGTCAATGGACTGGTATATGGTAATGGTGGAATTAAGCTATGGTACAGTGATTATGTTAAGTCCATGAAAAGTCATGAAGCTGCCGACAAAGAAGACAATAAAAATAACATAGATTTTTGCTGGGACTTTGACAATTACAAGCAAATGAATAATACCTATGGTACGGTAATGAACAATGCCACCCCGTATCAAGCATTTAGGGCTGGTTTTAGAGAAGGTATTAAAATGGGTCTGGACCAGGGCCACAAAGTTGACCCCAGTGAATTTAATTGTAAGATGTATCCTGCAAATTACAGTCGTTGGTTAACCTGGATGACAGTGGGCAGAGATGTAGAAAACGGTATATGGTGTATCTATGGAGCTAGACTGGCAACGACTATGTTGTACATAGAAAATTTTGATCATACTCTAGTTGCAGACTATGACTGGTTTGCAAAACTCTGGCAGGAAGTTAACACAGACACTGATTCTGGAAAATATGTGGAAGACAAAGCACATAAATTACTGATAGACATACGCGACACACTAAAGTTACCTTTGGTTGAGTTAGATGCAGATCAAAGTGAGTGGTTCAAACACGTTAACATCTGTCCGGGCAAGGGTACTAACTGGCCCACATTGTTAAACTATAGTGCACTGCCTTTATTTGGATTTAAACTTCCAGAATGGTAATTCCTGTTTACTTTCTTTATTCCCGGGAAACCAATATGAATGAAAACTGGGAAAGACTACTGGAAAAGGTTCCTCATGCAGAAGCCATTGCCAGCGTTGGTTCTATTTTTGAAAGTCATAAGCATATTGCAGACCTGTGCACAGCTGATAGATTTTATGTAGTGGATGCAGACTGTTGGATAGTTGACAAGTTTAATTTTGATACCAAGATAGAATTGACTCCTAAGAGTGTTGCAGTGTTCAGGGCTAAGAATCCCGTTAATGGCCTAGTATATGGTCACGGTGGTATCAAACTGTTTAGTAAAGATTGTTTTAGTGTAGAACGCTTGGATAGACCGGACATGACTACCACACTGGCCGACAGTTATATAAAAATAAATGTCTTAGCCAGTGAGCATAGATTCAACTATACCGCTTACAGTACTTGGCGAACAGCATTTAGAGAAGCAATTAAACTAAGTGCAGGTATAAACAAAAATAACAATATATTAGAAGATACCCAGCGACTGGATATGTGGCTTAACGCAGGGCTAGAAGCCCCGTACGGATATTTTTCCATACAGGGTGCTAGGCAGGGTATTGAGTATACAAAAAGCCAGCATTACGACCATAGTGTAGTCAATAATTTTGATTGGCTGCGTAATAGATTTGTAGAGTGGACGGGCTTAAATGAGTAACGAAGATCAAACAAGTTGGTTGTTCGGTCTTGAAAAGTTCTTTGAATTTACGGGACACAGAGATAAAAAAGAACTTGTAAAAAATATGATTAGAATGATTCATTCTAATGAAAAGGATAAAATTTGGGCGTTAAAGAACTGCATAGCCAACGACTATGAAAAATTTGGCACAGAGAACAGAGAACTACGACTGGGATTATATGTTGAATTGTTACAGCAACAGCGCATAGATCACAAGTCATTGTTTTGGTTAATGAACGATATCTGGGCAGATGACTTTAGTAATAAATTACATTTATTTTTTAATAACTCGGATATAAACACTGCCAATGATCTTTTTAGTAAGAGTCAAGTGTTAAGTAAGATCTGGATGGCAGAAATCCTACAAAAATTTATGCCCAATCTGGGCAACATAGCATTGTTTGGTGGTTGGTATGCTCAGCATATGTATTATCTAGACAATTTAAACTTTAAACAAGTATTGAATATAGATCTGGATTCCGAAGTCTTAGTTAAATCAAACAATATACTAGGTTCTCCGTCTAATTACAAAACGCTGACAGCAGATGTGAATTACGTGTTGCATGAAGGTAAAATTTTTATTGATGGCACAGCGTTTGATCCTGACTTGGTTATAAATACCAGCGCAGAACACATGTCCACAGAATGGTTTGATAAGTTATCACTGGGGCAAATGGTATTAATTCAGACCAATGACATGCAGGATATGCAAGGGCATGTTAATTGTTGTTCTTCTTTGGAGGAAGTAAAATTAAAATATAAACTGCGACAAGTCTTATTTGCAGGAGAGCTCACACTTAGCAAAGGTTGTCGCTTCATGTTATTTGGAATAAAATAATGTACAAATCAAATGAAATTACTACAGTGCACTTGGAAGTCACAGAAAAGTGCAACGCAAGCTGTTCACAGTGTGCCAGAAATTTAAATGGCGGAGAGGTTAACCCGCAACTTCATGACGCTGAACTAAGTTTAGATGATGTTAAAACAATTTTAAAACCCGACTTTATTAAACAACTAAAGAGATTGTATATGTGCGGTAACTACGGTGACCCTATTAGCGCACGTGACACGCTGGAGATATTTGAATATATTCGCAGTCACAATGACAAGATGCAACTTAGCTTTCACACTAATGCCAGTGCAAAAACACCTGAATGGTGGAGTAAGTTACCAGCAGCCATGGGTAAGAGTCACTATGTTGTGTTTAGCTTAGACGGTTTAGAAGATACCAATCACTTATATCGCCAAGGCACAGTATGGAAAAACATTATGCGTAATGCAGAAGCTTTTATCAAAGCTGGTGGCAGAGCTCGTTGGGATTACATTGTATTTGGACATAACGAACATCAAGTAGAAGAAGCTAGGACACTGGCAGAAAGCATGGGCTTTGAAAAGTTCAATGTTAAAAAGTCAAATAGATTCTTTAGTAATACACGTGGCGCAGTTAAAACAGAGCATCAAGCAGGAAATCGCAAAGGCACTGCTACTACCGTTATAAGCATGCCCAAGAACCCAGAATACCAAAATTCTGCAATACAACAATTAGCCAATCTCAGCAAAGACAAAGCTAAAATAGAATTAGATCTATTAACAACAGTCAAGGAACTGGAACAGAGAAGCCTGGCACCACAAAAATTTAACATGGATCCTTCTAAAAAGAAAGACATGGAAAAGTATTGGGATACTGTGCCCATTAAATGTAAGGTCTCCGAAGAAAAAAGCATTTATATTACGGCAGAAGGATACTTACAACCCTGTTGTTGGACAGCTGGTCAAATGTATGTATGGTATTGGAAGCAACGTGGTGGACAGATTTGGAATGCCATAGATCAAGCGGGGCTTGACACTTTGGATGTTAAAAATAATGACTTAGTTGATGTTATTAACGGTAAATTCATACAAGAAATTATTCCCGATAGCTGGGATAAACCCAGTTGTGCAGAGGGTAAGCTAGCTGTATGTGCCAAGACCTGTGGAACTAAATATGATGCATTTACAGAACAATTCAAATGACACCCATAGAATACAATGAACTTTTAAAGACACGTAGAACAGCCAAAGTTTTCAAAGAAGAAAAATTAACGGCAGAACAGCGCAGGCTAGTAATTGACGCTGTAAATTTTGCGCCAGCCCAAAATTCCAATAGAAATTTTATCCCACTGCTTTTAGAAAAACAAGAACACAAAGAATGGTTCCAGGATAATATATTCTTTATGGTGCCTAAATACAGTGATAAATTGGGCAAGGTCATGCCCAAAGAATATCAACTAGGCATACTCACCGCACCAGTGGTGATACTATATTTAGAAGCTAGTAAAAATTTACCGATTGTAAACCATCCCAGTCATTTAGATCAAAATGGTTCATATATGAAAGAACAGGATGTTAATGATCTATACATACGCAATATAAATGTTGGTATGAGCATGGCTTTTGTTTCCAGCCAAGCATATATGCTGAACTTAGATGTCGGATTCCTCGGCTGTACCCGGGGAATTAGAACGGTAATGGATACACCTGAATTAAGAGATCATATGTTTGGTATTTTCAGTGAATATGGTGTTAGTAAGGAATTAGCAAATAAGCATTGTCTAGCTCCGGGATATGCGGTATGCATTGGACATGCAGAGCCCATACATAACCAGAATCGGCGCACCACAATAGAAGAACTTGAGGGATTGCCGTACAAAGACGGTTATTATACAAATATTAAAAAACATCAGTTAAATAGTATGGAAAATATTAGAGTAATCAATGAATAAAGATTTTGACAAATATAATAAGGTACCAAGCAACTTTTGTTTGGTGCCATTTTTACACAAAGCAATTGACGGCAACGGAGATATTAATCCTTGTTGTATTGCAGATCCTCATAAAATGAGTGACGGTAAAAAAGCCAATATTAACTTCGTTGATTTTGATACTTTTATTAAATCAAAAGAAAACAACGATTTTAAAGAAGCATTTAAACGTAATGAGCGTCCAGAAATATGCCACAGATGTTGGAAAGTAGACGACCATCAAGGCGAAAGTCATCGCAAGCGTGTAATGACATTCTTTATGAATAAAAGTTGGGAAGGTGGCGAAACAGAATTATACAAACGATTAGAAAGTTTCTTTGCAGATGAAACAGAATGGCAGGACGTTGTTGTAGAATTGGACAAAATAAAAGAGCCCATGGATCTAGAAATAGAACCAGGAACGACATGTAATTTTAAATGTCATTTCTGTGGACCACATGCTAGTAGTAGTTGGATCAGTGATCAAAAAGAACTTTACGGAACCAGTCAGGAAGATGCCGCAAAAGCAACTAAGCTGGGGCACTGGGCTCTGGACAGTGAATTGTGGAACAGTGAAGTTATGTTCAACGGTAAAAAGTTTCACTTCATGGGCGGTGAACCAATGTTAATCAATGCACATTTTAAATTTTTAGCTAAACTAGCCGAACGTCCAGACGCCGCACAAGTTCGCATGTCTTACAATACCAACGCTAGTACACTGCCTCCAGAAAATGTATTAAAAACAGTATATGATAAGTTTTATTATACCAGAGTTGCATTTAGTATTGATGGTATAGGTGAAAAGTTTCATTATCAACGTTTTCCCGGAGACTGGGCACAGGCAGAAGCCAACATGGAAACCTGGGTAACCAATGTTAAAAACATAGAAGCTAAAATCGATCCTGGCTGGAGTATCATGAATCTCCTAGACATTGCTGAATTATTTTTATGGGCAGATGGCTTCAAACGTAAATTCAATTTAAGTGACAAGCAATTTGATTTTGACGGTCACTATTATTTTGGACCGCACTATTGCCCGCAAAGTCTAAAGCCAGAACAAAAAGAACAATACAAAACTAAAATGTTAGCTGATTTAGAATTACTTCGTTCCAGTAATCTAACTACTAGGATGTTAGAACGTGCAGAAACAACGGTAGAGAACATGATCAATCACATGATGGCCAAGGATACTTGGAATCAAGAAACCGAAGATAAACGTAACTTCAGATTTAGAGGTCTTGATAGAATACGAAATCAGAAGCTTCCAGACTATTTGCCAGAGGTCAATAAAATATTAGGTTTGTATGTTTGATGTTCTAGAAAAACTTGAAATAGAAATAACAACCAAATGTACATTATATTAAGGACAAATTAAATGAAAGAATTTGGAGACGATTTTAAATTATATGCTTATAAAAAATACGATATATGTGATTTGTCATTGAAAGTCACTGAGAATTTTGTATTGACTTATAGATTTACGCACGATGAGCTAAAGCAAATATTTACTCATTCTTTTGATAAGGAAGGCGTTAATATAAGATTAAACTCTGGAACAAAGCTATATGCAGTTATTAAAAAGAACATAAGCGCACTGAGACTAACTATCAACACTCATGGTGGTAATTTTAACTTACGTTATGAAGTTCAAAGTTTTATAAATTTAATAGCAGAGTACGAAAGGCAAATGAATAATCCAGTTGATTGGGATCACTATGATCCTCGATAACAAAATAATATATGTTAACGGAGATAGTTTTACAGAAGGTTGCGACACTGCCAATCATATGTTTCCTTTTCCTGTGGAGTACTTTTCGTTAAATGACGTCAACGACAACGTAAACAACGAACATGTAATTTCTGCTCAACATAAATTTATTGAAATCAGAGAAAACCTCATTAATGAAGATAAAGCCTTTAATGATAATATTCTTAGAATAGAAAAAGAATTGCGATGGAGTACTACCCTGGGCAAAATTTTAAACCGTGATGTTATTAATATGTCATCAATGGGCGGAAGTTCTATGTTTGCCATTGCGTTTAGATCTATAGCAGATATTAATGAGTTAATAAAACGAGGTTATAAAGTCACAGATGCAATTATACAAATAACTTCTGATAGTAGATTTAGTATATTCCAGGATGTAGGTAAAGAAAAAGAACCAAGTCCATCTAGATTTGGCCAACGATATTATAAATTAAACAGTGGAAACATTTTCCATTCAGATATTAAGTTAAAAAATTTAATTAGTTCGTTTTTCGAAGCTGAACTTGCCGAGTTTAATAACTATAGATGGTTCCATGAACTGTATATGTTAACGCATACATTACAATCTATATCCCCGGGTATTAGAGTAATATTTGTGGACAGTATTTTTTATAAGAATACAATATACGGAAAAGCCGGCAGCTTTGACGATGTGATCGACTTCGAAGTTCCAGAGTTTAATCATATCCTAGATTTTAAAAAAGAGTTTGATGATAAATTAGAATTATGCATGCTAGATCAAATTGGGCATGATGAAAAGTTAATAACAGCGGGGTTACATTTTGCGTCCGAAGTTCATGACCGATTTGCCAAAGCTATAGCAGAAAGATACTTTAATGAATAATACATTTTGTGTAATACCTTGGGTACAAATGGCAGCAAAGCCGATTGGCACTGCCAGAGTATGTTGTTTAATGACTAACAGTAAAGATAGTCAGCAAGGAACGATTCGTGATGAAAATGGTAAGCCATATAATCTCGGGCGTGATGATTTTGACGTCATTAAAAACGGTGATAAGGCACGTGAGATTCGACTAGCCATGTTGGCTGGTGAACGCCACAGTGATTGTAATACATGCTGGGTCAAAGAGGACGCGGGCGCAAGCAGTCGTAGAACTGTAAGCAATAAAATGTATCTAGGCGAGTTCGATGAATCCGTGGCAAGAGAACATACGGACACTGAAGGTAATACAGACTGGCAGCCTAGTTATTGGGATCTGCGTTTTGGTAACTTGTGTAATTTAAAATGTGTAATGTGTCACCCTGCTAGTAGCAGTCAATGGTATGAAGATTATGTATTGATAAATGGTACCACGAAATTTACCGACAGCGGCACAAAGATAAATCTCAAAGAAGTCGACGGTAGGTACAAAGATGCCGGCGAATATAATTGGTGGGATAATCCTGAATTTTGGACTAAGCTAGAAGCCAAGATTCCCTATTTAAAACAAGTGTATCTAGTCGGCGGTGAGCCCATGCTTATAGAACCGCACTATGATTTTTTACAAAAAGTGATTGACAGCGGCAGAGCGCATGAAGTCACACTGGAATATGATACCAATTTAACCGCCATACATAAACGTGCACAGAATCTCTGGAAGCATTTTAAAAAGGTATGGCTGCGTATTAGCATAGACGATTTCGGTGACCAATTTGATTATATACGCTTTCCGGCTAGATGGCCGCAGATAAGTAAGAATGTAGAAACATTAAGCAAAGAAATGTCTAATATCAAAATGGATTTCACAGTAACATGGCAAGTATTAAGTACATATACTACACCAAACCTTTTGGATTATTTTGAACAATTTGATAACCACAATTCTAGCGTTAGGATTTTAAGTAGCCCGGATTATTTCGATGTTGCTATTTTACCTAAGGAAGTAAAACAGGACATCATAACAGTGTATAATACATGGGCGACCACCGACAAAAAGAAAAAACAAGTAGCCCATTTAATTAATTATTTAGAAACAAATATAGAAGGCGACCACGTAAAGGTCACTAAGTGTATTGAAATTTTAAATAAATTAGATGCCATTAGAAGTACAAATTGGAAGACTACATTCCCACAATTACATGAAAAGTTAAAATGACAGAACAAACACCAGACTTTAATAAACATCGCGATCCCAATCGAAAAACATCACATTATTTTAATGTTAGTAAAACATGGTGCATTCTTCCCTGGATACACTTAAGCACTAGACCAGACGGACAAATGCGTGTGTGCTGTACAGCCAATGCCAGTAGTGTGGGCGCCACTAATGACAAAATACATGGTGGAAATATTGGTATTCTAAAAGACGAAGAAGGTCGTCCTAATAACCTAAACGTTGCAGATTTTGAATCAAGCTGGAACAGTACATATATGAAGAATGTACGTAGGCAAATGATGGCCGGGGAAAAGCCTTCTAGTTGCTTAAAATGCTATAAAGAAGAGGCCGCAGGCCATAGAAGTAAACGTCAGTGGGAAACAGAATACTGGAGTAAACGAGTTAGTATAGACGAACTGGTGCAAGAAACTAATGACGACGGGTCTATCCCACCCAAACTTAGATACATCGATTTGCGCTTTGGCACCAAATGTCAGCTAGCATGTATTATGTGTAGCCCGCATGATAGTTCAGGCTGGATCAAAGACTGGCAAGCAGTTTATCCCAAAATTGAAAATGATAAAGTAAAAGAAATATGGAACTGGGAAAACAAAGGCAGTACCAACGGCAGCAGTTATAATTGGCATAAGAATAATCCTGTATTCTGGGAACAGTTCTATCAACAAATTCCTCACATGAAACAACTATACTTTGCCGGTGGCGAAGCACTGATCATTG